ATTAATGGTAAAGGAGATGAACCAGTACCAAATCCAAAGTTTGATGAGTATTATATCTACACAATGAAACCAAATTATCCCACAGGGATGGTTGCACAAGCAGGTAAAGGTTCAACAAAAATTGCAAAAGATGCAATTACATATTGCACATCAGGTTTAGTAGATCGAAATAAAAATCGTGTTCTTTCATATCTTCATAAAGCAATCAAAGCTTTGAATCAATTAAGAATGATTGAAGATAGTTTAGTTATATACAGATTATCAAGAGCACCAGAAAGAAGAATATTCTATATTGATGTTGGTAATCTACCGAAAGTAAAAGCAGAGCAATACCTTAAAGAGGTAATGAGTCGCTATCGTAATAAGTTAGTTTACAACGCACAAACTGGTGAAGTTCGTGATGACCGTAAATTTATGAGTATGATGGAAGATTTTTGGTTGCCAAGAAGAGAAGGTGGTCGGGGAACCGAAATAAGCACATTGCCTGGTGGACAAAATCTTGGAGAACTTACAGATATTGAATACTTCCAGAAAAAATTATATCGTGCATTAGGTATTCCTGAGTCAAGAATCGCTGCAGAAGGTGGATTTAATTTAGGTCGTTCATCAGAAATATTAAGAGATGAACTTAAATTTGCAAAGTTTGTAGGGCGTTTAAGAAAACGTTTTGCACATATGTTTAATGATATGCTCAAAACACAGTTAATATTAAAGAACATTGTAACTCCAGAAGACTGGAATAAAATGGTAGATCATATTCAGTATGACTTTTTATATGATAATCAGTTTGCAGAACTCAAAGAAACTGAAATGATACAAGGTCGTTTAGGTAATCTTGCACAGATTGAACCTTATATTGGTAAGTATTATTCAACAGAATTTGTAAGAAAGAGAGTATTACGTCAAACTGATCAAGAAATTGAAGAGATTGATATGCAGATTGAAGATGAAATTGCAAAAGGTATTATTCCAAATCCTGCAGAGGTTGACCCAATCACAGGAGAACCAATACCCTCAAATACGACACAAGAAGGTGAAGTTTTAGGCGATCAACCTGTTGATGAAGATGAAGATGAAGCTGCTGACCCAATAGTAGACGCTCAGTATCAAAAAGATACCAAAATAGCCGAGATATAAATAAAAGATATTGCTATAATTTAATCTTATGGAAGAATTAGTGGATTTGATTGCGACAGACGCTAGTGCTAGTGATGTATCTGATAAAATAAAAGATGCATTAATGGCAAAGGCATCTACTCGTATTGATGCTTTGAGACCTGAAATTGCTTCATCAGTTTTTGATGCAGAGGCACCAGAGGAAGAAGAAGTATCAGATGAACAACCAACTGAAGAGGACGAATAATGAAACTCATCACAGAAGAAATTTCAAAAGTAGAATTTATCACTGAAGGTAAAGGTAGAGGTAAAAAACTCTATATCGAAGGTGTGTTTCTTCAAGGTGGTATTAAAAATCGCAACGGAAGAATGTATCCAGTTGATATTCTTGAAAGAGAAGTCAATAGATATAGTAATACCTTTGTTAAACAAGGTAGAGCACTTGGTGAACTTGGTCATCCCGAAGGTCCTACTGTAAACCTTGATCGTGTATCTCACAAAATTACCTCGCTCGTAAGAGAGGGAAATAATTTTAGAGGTAAAGCACAATTACTTTCAACTCCAATGGGTAAGATTGCATCATCTTTAATAGGTGAAGGAGTTAAACTTGGAGTTTCTTCTCGTGGTGTTGGATCACTAAGAGAAAGTTCAAATGGTTGTAAAATGGTTGGCGAAGACTTCCAATTAGCAACTGCTGCCGACATCGTGGCAGACCCTTCCGCACCAGATGCTTTTGTGAATGGAATCATGGAAGGAAAAGAATGGGTTTGGGAAGGAGGTTCACTTCGTGAGGAACTTGCAGAGAAAACTCAAAAGACAATTAACACACTTGTCACACAACAAAGACTAGAGGAAAAGAAACTTAGTTTATTCCAAGATTTTCTAAATAACCTCTAAATGTAAAAGATCTATAAATAAGTATAGATTCTTACGAATTTTAATAAATCCACGGTAACTTTTTACACTAAATGGAAAACATCGAAGAAAATGTAGTCACCAAAGGTGCAGCAAAAGCTGATCCTATGCCTTCATCAGGCATCCCAGTAGAGGATCTTGGTGGTCCTACACCAGAAAACTATAAACCTGATGACGACTCAGCAAAGCTGAAAGATCCTGCAATGACCCTTGCTCAAGTTAAGGACGTTGTTAATGCCAAAGCTATGAAAGCAGAGGAAGCAGAATCTGAAGAGGAAGTTATCGAGGAAGAAGAAGCAACTACAGATGAAGTAGTCGCTGAAGAAGAAACAACATCTGAAGAGGAATCTACAGAAGTTGTAGCAGAGGAAGAAACTTCAGAGGAAGAAACAGTCGCTGAAGAAGAAGAAAAATACGATGTCGAAGCAGATGTCGCAGCACTTCTTCAAGGTGAAGAACTTTCCGAAGAGTTCCAAAACAAAGCAAAGACAATTTTTGAAACTGCAATCAAAACTAAAGTTGCAGAAATCAAAGAAGAATTACAAGAGTCTTATGCAACTGCACTCGTTGAAGAGTTAGACAAAATCAAGGAAGGATTAACAGAAAGAGTTGATTCATATCTTGAGTATGTTGCTGACGAGTGGATGCAAGAGAACCAGCTCCAAGTGGAAGCAGGACTCAAAACAGAAATGACTGAATCCTTCTTAGAAGGTATGAAGTCACTATTTGAAGAACATTATGTAACTATCCCTGAAGAAAAATACGATGTACTCAATAGCATGGTAGATAAACTTGATGAAATGGAATCAAAACTCAATGAGCAAATAGATCGCAATGTTGCTCTAAATCGTAGATTGGCAGAATCCAATGCAGATGGCGTTTTCGCTTCTGTATCTGAAGGTCTTGCAGACACTCAGAAGGAAAAACTCGCTACTCTTGCCGAAAATGTTGAGTTTGAAAGTGAGACAGACTATCGTGAGAAACTAGTTACTTTAAAGGAATCTTATTTCCCAACAAAAACTAGTGCTCCAAAGAGCACCTCTGAGAACCTATCAGAAGAGGTTTCAACAGATGAAGTAATCTCAGAAGAGACTACTCCTAGAATGCAAGCCTATTTGGATGTTCTATCCAGAGCTGCCAAAAAGTGAATTTAATTTTATTCAAACAATAAACCGTAAGAGGTAAATTTCAAAATGCAAATGTATAACACAGAACATTTGCAGGAAAAGTGGGCACCTATCCTCGACTATGATGGAGTTGATCCAATCAAAGACGCTCATAGAAGAGCTACAACCGCTATCCTGTTAGAAAACCAAGAAAAAGAATTAAGAGAGGAAGCATCATTCCTTTCAGAACAGCCAACAGTTAACACAAACAGTGGTGCTAATGCAGGTTTCTCTGCTGGTGCAACTGCTGCAGGTCCTGTTGCTGGTTTCGACCCAGTACTTATCAGTCTAATTCGTCGTTCAATGCCTAACTTGGTGGCATACGATTTAGCTGGTGTACAACCAATGAATGGTCCTACAGGACTTATCTTCGCAATGAGATCCAGATTCAACAACCAGTCTGGTACAGAAGCACTATTCAACGAAGCAGATTCAGCATTTTCAGGTCAGAACGAAGGATTCGACCTTACATCTGGATTTACTGCAACTGGTGCATCTAACGTTGGTTTAGGTACAACTGCTCAGAGTGGTTCAAATCCAGGATTACTTTCTGGTACTGCTGCTCAGACAAACGCTACTGACTACAACGTTGGTCAGGGTATGACAACTGGAGACTCTGAAGATCTAGGTACATCTGGAGATAACTTCAACGAGATGGCATTCTCAATCGAGAAAGTCACCGTGACTGCGAAGTCAAGAGCTCTAAAAGCAGAGTACAGTTTAGAACTAGCACAAGACCTCAAAGCAATCCACGGATTGAATGCAGAGGCTGAGTTAGCAAATATTCTATCAACTGAAATTCTTGCTGAGATCAACAGAGAAGTTATCAGAACAATCTATAAGGTTGCTGAAACTGGTGCTACTGTTAACACAACAACTGACGGTACATTTGACTTAGATACCGACAGTAACGGTAGGTGGTCAGTTGAGAAGTTCAAAGGACTTATCTATCAGATTGAAAGAGACGCAAACGCAATCGCACAAAGAACTCGTCGTGGAAAGGGTAACATGATCCTTTGCTCCGCAGACGTTGCTTCTGCTCTTACAATGGCTGGTGTACTTGATTACACTCCTGCACTTAACGCTAACCTACAAGTTGATGACACAGGCAATACATTTGCTGGTGTATTACAAGGTAAGTATAGAGTGTACATCGACCCATATTCAGCAAACGTTGGTTCTACACCATCTGGTGCTCAGTACTACGTTGTTGGATACAAAGGTACTTCTCCATATGACGCTGGATTATTCTACTGTCCTTACGTTCCTCTACAGATGGTTCGTGCGGTTGGTCAGGATACATTCCAACCAAAAATTGGATTCAAGACCAGATATGGTATTGTTGCCAACCCATTTGCTGAAGGAACAACAGCAGCACTTGGAGCATTAAGACAGAATGCTAACAGATACTACAGAAGAGTTAAAGTTACTAACCTTATGTAATATAAATATCTCGTTCGAGATAATAGAGACTCCTTCGGGGGTCTCTTTTTTTATCTAAATAAATATAATACTAGTATAATTCAATGAAACCAACTCCAAGACAGTACAAAGAAGCGGTTGAACGCACTGAAAAAATTAAAGAATATTTAATTAAAGAGGGTTATGCTGATAATCCAGAAATGGCAGATAGTATTATAATGGGAATGAGTGAGCAATGGTACGAAACTATTCTTGAAGATTCATGAAAAATTTTAATGATTTTATTGAGCAAGCAGCTGCTAAAGTTTTAACTACAGAATCAGCAAAAAATTGCCCTAAAGGGAAATATTGGTGCTACACTGATAAAAAGTGTAAACCAATTCCTAGTGGATACTTTGTAGGTAGAAGGGGATATTTAGAACCAGAGGAAGATTCTAAGAATAAGAAGAATGGTAATGGAAACGGTAATGGAAATGGTAACGGTAATGGAAACGGTGGAAATGGTAATGGTGGCAACGGTGGAAATGGTGGTGGAGGAATGGGAGAATCTTTTATTAATCTTCCATTAAACGTTGAAATACCAAAAAATCAAACTGAATTTGATCTTGGATTAATGTTCAGAGAATCTTTAGATGAAGATAGTGGTATGTTATTTGTATTTGAGGATGTCAGCAAAAAACATTTTCATATGAAAAATACTGTGATACCATTAGATATTGCTTTTATCAATGAATATGGTATAATAGAAAGTATAGAAGAATTATCACCTTTAAAAGTGCTTCCTATCTCATCACCAACAGAAGTTCTATACGCATTAGAAGTAAATCGTGGTTGGTTTAAAAAGAACAATGTAAACATAGGAGATAAAGTCCTTAACATCAATCCAAACTAAAAACATGATATCAATTCTTACAAGTATGTTAGCGGTGGCAGTCATGTGGGTTCAAGTACCACAGTGGACTGATGATTGGGCAGTGTGTGCGGTTGATATTCCTGATGCAGCATGTCATTGGTATGTTGCGAACGCAGACAATACTTTTGGTGAAGGATTTGATTGGGAGAATGCTCCTTGGTTTGATGCAAATGGATTACAAGATGTGGCACCCATGCAGAAAAAAACAGTTGTAGAAAAACTACAAAATGGAGAGTAGTAAATGGCAAAGATATCAGACACACAAATAGCTAATCGTAATTTTCTTGCTCCTGTAGGATTTAAATTTTCTCTATCAAAATTTCCAAAGGTTGATTTTTTCTGTAACTCGGCAAGAATACCTGAGATTACACTAGGTACAGCAATACAACCAAGTTACCTAAAAGAAATTGATATACCAGGAGAAAAATTAATCTATGGAGATCTTTCAATCAGATTTCTAGTTGATGAGCAATTAGAAAATTATGTTGCTGTTCATAACTGGTTAACTGGTCTTGGATTTCCAGAAACACCACAACAGTTTATTGATAAGACAACTGATAGAGATGGGTTAAGAGATTTTCAAGAACAATTCTGTGATGGAAGTCTTCACATCTTGAATAGCAACTATAATGATGTTGCTATTGTAAAATTTAAAGATATATTTCCAACATCTATTACATCATTAGATTTTGATGCGACTGAAACGGATATAAATTACTTCACAGCGGAGGCAACTTTTAAATATGTTATTTACAGCATTGTAGGAACTGACGGAAAAGCTTTATGAACCTTGAACAAATTCAGGAGATGTGGGAGAAAGATGCTCGCATAGATCCTGATAATCTACATGATGAATCACTCAAAATACCTCAACTTCACTCTAAGTATTACACTCTTTATAATACAACTACACTATTAAGAGAGAAGGCAAGAGATTCATATAATCGTATTCGTTTAGAAAGACATAACTATTATACTGGAAAAGCACCTGCTGAAAAATATGTAGAAGAACCATTTCCATATAAAGTAAGAGAAAAAGATGCCATACAAAGACATATGGATGCAGATGAAAAAATGAGT